GACAGGCCTTGCTCCTTTGCATATTCTCGCGCTGCAAGCTCATTACTGGCTCGCACTTCATTCGAGCCAGACAACCAGTTAGTAACCCTATCCAAAAAACTCGGCTCATAAGCCGACATGCTCGGACTTTCTTTATGATCCACAAATTCATCCTGACCTATTTCATGCTCTGCAAACGGATCAACGGATAAGTCCAGCTCCGAACTTTTGGCAAAAGGATCAACAGATAGGTCTAGCGTTTGGTTCTGGTTTGCTTGGTTCTGCATAGATTAGATTCCTGCTGGAAGTTGGCCGAAGTTTTTGATGTAGTATTTTTTGATTGTTTCTATTCTTTTCGGGTCACGCTCATTACTTATCAGGACTTTAAGCTTCTTAATGTCGGCTGGTGCTGCGGTCCTTATGCTCGCCTCACTAGCAGGAATTGGCTCAGGCGCTCTTTGAACAACACCAGTCTGGCTTGGTGGAACTTCTGGCGCTTTAACTTGAGGGATTGGCAGGTCTTGAGCTTGAGTAACTGGCCCATTCGTATTCGGTGTATTCATTTTTAACCCTTGAGCTGGCGCATCTGAACGCCCTGCTTTAAACTGCTTATATATCTCTATGGCTTCGTTTTGCTTAATTAAAAGCTCCTTCGCGTGCTGTTTCACAAATTTATCTTTATCGCCCCAACTCAGTCCTTTTTCTTCTGCTTCGCGCTCTGCTATTTGTGTTGCTGCTTCAGAGGTTAAAGGATCAATAACTGAGAGGTTTGCTAGGTTCGCAGCTGCAAACACCGGCATTCCCCAAGCAATAAGCTCTTCAGTTCGCTCCATAGCAAGTGCATATTTCTTACCTGCCTTATCGGGCAAGCCTAGGTAAGAGCCGTCAGGATTGAACTGGCCATGAAAGTTTTTGGCCGTTTGCTGTACTTGACTCATAACGGAAGAATCGAGACCGCCCCCGCTCCCCGCTCCATCTTTTGGCGACTTAAACTGAACATACTTGCCATTTGGCCCTTGTTGTACAAGGCCAAGTTCCGGATGGTTGATCACCTCGCCGTAACCTTCGCCGCTGCCTTCTGTTTTGTATGGCGTAATTTTGCCATTTGGCCCTTCTTGTACTAAGCCAAGCTCTGGATGATTGTAAGGAGCGCTATACCGACCTTCCGGTGTTTCAAGTCCTTTCAATACATTGACCTTACCATTAGGGCCTCGCTGAATTGTTCCAAGCTCAGGGTGATCTGTTATCTCCCCATAATGCGGCTGCTCTTCAGGCAAGCTCGTGCCATTCAAGGCTGCTTGCTGCTTAATGAATGACATAAGCTCAGGTGATTTCTGAATGCCGTTAAATAGCAATCTATGGCCTTTGAGCTGCTTTAACGCTTCTGATAGTGGAACCATTTTTACAGAGTCGTCTTTTGCAGATCGACCTTCTGTCACTGGTGCATTTCTCCATGATCCTCCACCTGGACCTTCTTCGAATACTTCCAGGTCAACCATAATGCCTTGACCGTCGGGAGAAGGATAAACACCGCGCAAACGCTTCTCCTTGATAACGCCGCCGTCTGTCGCTTCGCCGGTATTCTTCTGGATCTCTTTGCGGAAAACTCGACCAAACGCATCTTTGAATTCGGGTGACTTCATTGAGTAATTGCCCTGAACGGTTTGCTCAAGAACTTCCAGCGCGCCACCAAACTGAGGATCTGTATAATTTGACCACTCCACATCGAAGCGCTTACCGAATTCGCCTGCAATTTTGGGGTCGATATTTCCAGTTTTAACGCCAGTCTGGAATGCCTGAATCAAGCGCCCGTTATCTTCACGCTCCCAGCCTTCCTTTTCACGATCAAAGCGCTCGTCAGCTCGGCCTCTTGCTTCTTTTCTTGCGTAATGATTGTCCATGAATTGAAAGCCATTCATGAAGCCGTCAGCCAAGCCTTTACCTGATATGTTATCCATTAATCACCTTCCTAAAATAATTCTGAAGCAATCAAGCCGATACCGGCACCAATTGCAGCACCAGCGGGGCCGCCGACCATGCCAGCCTGCATACCTATCATCGCCCCCATACCCGCACCAGTTCCGATTGCGCTCACCTTTTGACTTTTTTCAGCAGCTTCAAGAGACGCTTCAGTATTATCTCGCGCCGTTTCCATGTTCGATTTTTGTTGTAAGCCTGCCTTGGCCTGGGTTTTAATTTGATGCCCTACGTTTACTAGACCTGGCATAGTTAGGCTCCTGTTGTTTGTTTCGCTTGTTTCGCGGTAGAAAGACCACCAGACATAATATTCATGCGCTGATCTTCTTTCGCTTCTCTCATTGAGTTCTTAGCGCCAGCCATCGCTGCTGTTTTCTCAAGCGCTTGGTTTTTATCGCGTGACGTTTTTTGACGATCAGTCAGGTTGAGTCCGTAGCGAGAGAATGTTCTGTCTGTTTGCTCACGACTGCGGTTAAAGGCTAGACCTGCTGTTTCACCGGCCTTTTCTACTGATTCTGCTCGCCCCTCGCCATCGTTATACATAGCGATTAGCTTGTCTTCGATGGGAGCAAATCGAGAGATATAATCCTCCCATTCGGCACGATGCACTTTCGCTAGATTTTTAGATCCTGAATTCTTTCCACCAGACGCATGAAGAATTGTTGCCCCTGGGTTGTCTGCTTGAAGCTGTTCGGTTGCAAGCTGGTGATCACTTTTTTTATTCGCAGCCATATTCGCAGCGCCACCAGTGAGCCGCCCACCTAATGTTGCGGCGCCAGTATGAGATACCAACGGTTTTGAACCACACATATTATTTCTCCTGATTCATGTAGTGAGCCGTTCCAATACCGGCTGCAGTGCCAACTAGCTGTAGCCCAGCACTTCGATTATTGAAAGACTCTCTTGATCGGTTTATCGCATCATTGGTCGCATCGCCTGCAATACCAGATAGACCGGCTTGAGCTTCTGCCGACTGCCCTTGACCCATCGCAACAACATTCTGCAAGCCTTTGATGTTGGCATTATCAACAGCTAGTTCTGCTTCATTAGCGCTGGCACCTGCAGACAACCCACGGTCAAGAGAAAGCCCGTCCATTGTTTTTACGAACGAGTCACTCGACGGATCTAGGCCATTCATAAAAATATTGTTCGCCAGGTTTTCTTCAGCTTGACCAAAAGCCTGCATGACAGCCGTATTTCCCGCACTGCGAGCATGCGAGTAATCTGAGTCAGTCACTTGGACATCGTTGATATATTGATCTTCTATAGGCTTAAATCTAACTTGGTAGTCATTCCATTGATCTATCGCTATTCGACCCAGCTCTTTTTCTTCAGCCGTTTGTTTTGGTTCATCACTTCCACCGCACATAAATTACACCTCTTGAGAAAATAAAAAGCCGGTTCGTTCAAAGCCGAGTGATTCATAAAGGTTGCAGCAAGCTTCAGGATGAATTCCTAAGCTAACACCTGCATTGATTTTCTTAGCACCTTTGTCCTTAGCCCATCGAACAAACTCGTTAACTAAGTCGTTCGCCCTCCCACTTCTACGAACTTCTGGATGAGCATATAAAATCAATTCATTTGCCTGCAGTGACGGCGTATACCAGTTTTCCCGCACACTCGCGATCATTACAGCGCCAACGTCATCAGTCCCTATCACTAAGAAGTCGTCATTGATAATCATCATTGCAAGCTGATCGGCTACATGGCCGCTATCAAACTGCAAGCCTTTCGACCAGCCAGATTCATTGCCTGCATCGCGGATACGAGCTACTAGCTCACCAATGTCATCTAGTGTCATCGGTCTAATGGTTGAATCGCTCACTTAAATAACTCCCCAGTTGGTAATATCTGACAAGAAGGAAAGCGTCGGCTTAACCTCCATTGAATTAAACTCTTCCGCTTTTACATGAAGGTAGGCAGCGCGAAGGCTTCGCTTGGCTTTTAGCTCTGTAATAACTTCAAGTAGCTGCACTTTTTCGAGGGCAACAAATGAATTGTCTGCAAGCTTCCAGGTGAGCTTGTTTTCTTGAAGGGTTGGAAGGCTTTCAAAGTATTCGTAGGCTTCTTGAAGTCGTAGAGTGCTGATCTCATTTGCGTCAAATTCGCCGTAGGCTGTGTTGACGGGTGACGATTCGTGCGAGTCACGCCATTGTTTAATATCAGTCCATGAAGAAGGATTATTCAATGGATTAACTTGGATTGACCGCTGTGACATTAACCACCTCTGTATAATGCTTAAGTGTTTCAAGTTTGACTGTATATTCCCCTAGAAGATCGATGCTGAATTCAATCTCACCATCAGTTACTTCTGTAATTTCGCCATCTGGCCAAGTCACCGTAATCGGATTTACAAGCCCTGAAATAACAATGCTGTCCACACCATCAGCAACAACTTCTGTTTTGTTTAGCGAGTAGTTGAGTTGGTTTTTCTCCACAACTGCATGAGGCGTGACTGAAGTATCAACCCAGTAATTCCATGACTTCTCAGGCAGATCTATTAAGCCTAATTCTACTTTTGTCGGCTTCTGCAGGTTGAATGCCTTGGCCATACAGCTGCCTATCGTTTTTATTTTTCCAGTAGAAATTTCGTATATTGCATAATTCATACGATTACCTTTTTACGGCAGTCGCTGTAGCAACCGCCCCATAACTCCTAAATCCTATCGAAGAAGACTCTCTGATAAAAAGCTCCACTAGAATCGGACCAGGAGGAATAGTTTGAGTTGAAATGACGCGCATAAGATTTGAAGAATTTACCTGCCAAAAACCAGCAAACACATCGCCCCCCCCCATACTAAATACGTCTACAATCTCCGAATCATTATTTTGACCATCAACCTCCATTCGCAGCTGAATCGTTCCATCTCTAGGCCATGAAGTTGTATTGAGTTTTACCGTTGCAGAAAATTCGAATTTAGTGAGAACTTCTTCAGAGTGGCCATGATCAAAAACAAAATCACCAATACTAACCCAGCTTCCAGAGCCGGTTGTTATGTCTGAGAATTCGGCAATTTGCATTACCGTAACAGCGTTTTCATCTATTTTTAGAGTACCTACGGCTGCCTCGGCAATCTTGGCTTCCGTGATCGCAGCATCAGCTATAAAAGTCGTTGACACTTCGTCAAGTTCAGCCAAAGCACCAACCCTTGGCTCAATTGAAAAGTGCTCAATCTCAAACTCAGAGCCGTAAGGTGAAGATCCACCATAATATTCAAACGACGCATGAACCAAGCTCAGCCCAAATGGAATTTCGTAATCAAATTCATAGTCTTGAAACTCTGTAATTGAACTATCTGAAGGGTGAAAAATTGTAGCGATGGTTGTTACGTTATTAACTGCGCGACATTTACTATACGCCGTATGGGATGAAGGCAAATTTGGATTGATGATAAACTTATCATCAGTGCTATCCATATTTGGAAGCTCGCTCTCTCTTAGTCGAAGCATTCTAATATTTGAAATTGAAGGTGCCTTAGCTTGATCTGTATACCGTATTCTTAACTTTATCTTCAGCTTCATGCCGTCAAAAACTGGCACCGCTGTAGTAATTACATTTGAGAGATAGTTATCGTTTGGCGTTAAACAGATCAGCTTATTGCCATCAGTGGTGATGCTAGTTCTGCGCGTCGATACGTACCATGCCGCACTATTTACGCCATTTTCGTCACCCGCGTCACGATAATTACCAAGCTCGTCCGGTCCTGACGTTGCTATTTCGCCACTTGGATCACTATTAAGAATCGATAGCTGGCTTGCAACAGGCAGGGAGCTGCCAGTTCTAAAAATGGGTTCGCCGTCGTCGTAGACAATAATATTGCTAAACTCTGCCGCACCAGACTTATCGATGGCCCAACCTTGGTATCCTTGGATATAGTTATTAGAATAAATAACGCCGCTTATTTTGGCGTTGGTAATGGCACCATCAGCAATTTCAGCACCGGAAACGATCAGCTCGTCAATTTGAGCTTGGTTGATCATGGCATTTGAAATCTGCGCGGTTGTTATTGCACCGTCTTGAATGTAAGCAGGCGCATTGATTACAAACCGACTTTGCCCTTCTACTTTGGCGTAGCCAAATACAAGCTGTGTATTCCTTGCAGCATCCAGGCTTGCGTAGTCCTGACCTGGTACAAATGGCGTGACTGATTGACCAGGATCAATAAAATAAACAGCATCTGAGGCAACAATGAATTCGCTCGTAGCGCCATCATTCATTAAGCCAATACCGGACACTCGACCATTAACATCGAGCTTAAGCGTTGACTGAGCAAGAATTGACTGCACCTCACCGTCAATAGAAGTAACAACGCTAGTTTCTGCCTTGCTCTGAATTGCTGCAGTGTTGCCGTCAATATCTGAGTTAATCTGCGTCAGGCTTAGACCTACTGCTTGAATATCGTCCTCAGTTGCAGTCACTCTTGTTGTTAGCTCTGAAATGGCTGTTGCATTACCATTTACGTCAAGTACGTCCAGATCAGTCCTAAGCTGGCTAATGTCACTCGCTTGAGCTGTAATTGTTCCTTCTGCCGTTTGAACGCGGGAATCTAAAAGACCTATTGCAGTTGAGTTTGCAGAGATAAGACCATTAACGCCGAGAATATCCCCGTTAATCGCGTTAATACTGGAGTTGATCGAACTTATGTCAGTTGCTTGACTAGAAATATCACCTTCATTTGCAGTAACTCTAGTCGTGAGGTTGTTCAGCGCCGTTGCTGCTGCAGCGTCGGCACCTTCAAGATCAACAATGTCAGATTCGAGCAGCGCAATACTGTTGCCATGAGCGGTAATCGTTCCACCCTGGTTGCTTACAGTCGTGTTTAGATCAGAAATAGACGTGGAGTTTGCTGAAATGTCGCCTTCGGCATTGGCTAGATTTGTGGTCAGCGTAGCAATATCACTCGCCGTCGATACAAGACCGTCTTCATTCACTGTTACGCGAGAAGTAAGATTGGTTAAGGCAGTATTCGTTGACGCAATGTCATCTTCATTTGCCGTCACGCTGATATTCAAGGCAGTCAGACTATTAGTATGAGCGCTTAGCGTGCCTTCCGTGCTTGTTACCCTGGACTCAAGCGCATCGGTCGCTGTTGTATTCGCTGCAATGTCACCTTCTGCTGTGGATAGATCTGCCTCGACAACATCAAGCCTGGTTCCGTGGGCAGTTACTGTGCCTTCAGCAGACGTAACGCGAGTATCGAGCGCACCAATCGCAGCAGAGTTCGCTGAAACCGTTCCTTGCAAGCTGGAATAGTCTGGTGACACCTCGTAGTAAGTCGCATTAGGAGGCGTTGCATTTGGCTGTGACTGCGTAGCAATAACCTTGTAGTAATCGCTGTTGTAGCGGAATACATCGTCTATTGCGTAGACTTCGCTCGTGCTAAATTCGCTTACAACAATGTCATTCAGAGAAGCTTCAATTGCCGTAATACTGCTTGCCTGAGAAGTTACCTGAGTCTCTGTTGCTGTGACTCGCGTATCAAGTGCATTAACCGCGTTAGCATTTGCAGTAATATTCGTGTTTGCGCTATTAACACTGGTTTGTAGTGCGTCAATATCAGAAGCGTGTCCGGTAATTGCCCCTTCTGCTACAGTAATGCGCGATTCAGAATCCGAAATTGCTTGAGCATCTGCAGATAGAACGCCGTCATACGTTACAAACGAGCCAATATTTGTCCAGTTTGCGCCTTCGCTTGGCGTCGGGCTTGGAGCGCTCATTGCCGTCAATGCCTTCCAGGTCACGCCACCGTATCGAGCAAGGTCATCGACTGCGTAATCCTTGCTCGCATCAAAGGCCGGTATATTCCTGAAAGCCGCTACCGAATCATCTAAGGAAGTTAAGTGGGCGCTATGTGCCGCACTGTCAGTTTCTAGTAAGGGAATCCGACTACCAAAATCTGCTACAAGTGTTTGCAGGTTCGGCACATCGATATTCAGCTGGTCAACATAGCCTTCAACCGTTGGCAGTCTGATACCATGACTATCGAGTGTTGCTTGTATTCCAGGTATTGAGCTAATTGGAGAAAGAAGCTCTGCAGCAAGTTCGGACTCACTAATCTGACCATTTAAAAGATCGATAATGTAGGCAGGCTCAAAAGCTACAGTCGCAGAAGTGCCGGCAGTCGCATTAAAATCAGTTTTATTGCCAGTAGTAGAAACCGCCCTCACCCAGTAGAAATACTCTTGGCCGCTTACTACTGCATTATCAACGAATAACGATGCAACGGCTGTTGCAACAAACACCGCATTGGCCAGATTGTCTTCAGTGTGGCGATATACCTCTGTGTAAGAATAATTAGCTTGATCTTCGCCATCCCAATTAAGAAACACCGCATTCAAGCCGCCATTCGCTGTTAGATTGGTCAGGACGCTTGTATAAGTTGGAACCTGCGTTAATCCACTACCTTGCGTTAAATTACCGCTGCGGCTAATTGCACCAAGGCCGACTTTCACCATGTCCCGAAACGTGACAACACGATCAAGCTTGTTTCCGCGCTCACCTTTCCAAATCTCGGCAAGCTCTTTAAGCTTATCTATCGTTGTGTTTTTGTCTCGGTTTGGCGGTATCGAAGGAAGATTGCTCAAGTTAATTCCTCAATAGACTCGGCGACAGTTGCACGCCTTACCGTGGCAGTGCCGCTTAATTCGATTGAATAACGTCGGATTAGGTAGTTGGCAGGAAGCCAGAAAGGATCTGAACTATTGACAGTGCGCGAGAATAAAAGCGCTCCATCTGAATAGACGCTGAATTCAACAGGGTAACTTTCCGCGTCAACTCTTGCTGCAGCCATATTTTTGGGTTTTGGCAAAAGTACAGTTCCAGAATGCCAGGTGTACGTCAGAAGATTTGCTTCATCATCATCCCAGCGAACAATATTCCCAGCGATTGCCAGATAAAGCGCTGCAGTCTTTGAGTCGGTAAAGCCTGCATCAGCATAGAAATCCAGTTCGACAAAATCGTCTCCGGACGTGGTAATCGCAAAGCCACCATTGCCGTTTTCACCTTGGTAAAACGCTACGTACCAGTTCTCCAAACGGTAAGCATGAATCGTTTCTGGATTCAGTTTTTGCCATTCGTATCGATCAATGACGTTCTGCGTAATCAAAGGAGACTGACCACTCCCATCTACAGCCGCTAGTCCTTCTGCTGTGGCATAAACAGCATAATCACCCATATCAACCATGCTTCGCTTTGAAACGCATGCACGAGGATTTTCAATCGTTGTTTGAGCTGCTGCTGAAGGGTCCGTAAACGAAACAAGAACAGGCTGGCCCGTTGTCGCAACGACAAGACCACCACGAATTGAGACAAGGCCAACAATCGGCTGATCCAAAGTAATGGAGTAAGGCCAAGCATGTGGTAAAAATGGTTGTGATAAATGCAGCTCTTTCTCATAGAATCCAGCCAGCACACCGTTCGGACAGGATACAAGCCCCTGCATACCCTCCGGTGGAGGATTCCAATCAGTGCTTGGTAGAATGTCGGCCAGGTACTCGCTCTCAAGTGTGTCATCATAGGTAGTCGTCGCTATTGGTATCTCGTCGACATACAAGTAATCAGTGTCACCATTTGAAGTCGAGGTTCGATAGATTCGTTTCGCAGTAATGTTGTAATTACCAGTGGGAGCAACTGGGATAGCCGTTAAGTTAACAGTCTGCCCTTCTAGCACGTCGACAATTACTGTCGGGTTTGACGGTGGGCCTTCTTCGCCCCTTGCAGAGACATAAGTAACGACATAAGCACGACTATCTGCTATTTCATCATCGCCCGTTGCAACGCCAGATACTGAAGCGTTCGGTGCCAGTTCCGGTGCCGGTATTCCCAGCGTATAACGGTTAGTTGGGTAAGGTGCTGCACCTGAAGTAGCAATGCTCGCATACGTCATCGCAGGCAAACCATCACCCGTAAAATAGGTGGTCGACTCGGTATCCGAAGCAACTGGACCTTCAACAGCGTTCGCATCGTTTGCAAACTCAAGCCAGAAGTCAGTTTCACCAAACTTGTGAATTGTGCTTGCAGCCGGAAGCGCCAAAGCCTGAATAAGCGTAGAGTCACGGAAAGCACGCAAGCCACCACTTTGAAGCCTGCAGTTGACTGCCTTCTGAGCTTCGCCTACATCAAGTAAGTGAGGCTGAATTTTTGGTTTGGCACCACGAAAGAAAGAAATATCAATCATGATTCACCTATAGCAACGGACGCGGAGCAACCCGCATCGGTCGATCAGTGTTGCCGCGCATTTTCCGACTCTTAGCCTCTCGAAGCCCTTCATTGAAGGTTTCTCTATGAAACGCCGCTAATTCTGGCGCACTCCAATCTTTGCGAGGGATAACCTGGAGCGTCGAAATAACACCTCCAACAATCGCTTCGCGGTAGTGCTCGCCAATTCGGTCAGGCATTCCGGTTGAATCTTTCGAAGGAACAAGTATTACCTTGATTTCCATCGGGCCGCTTTTGATGTACGGTGCCTTGTGAAAAGATATAAGGCCGAAGATATTCACTTCGGGCCAGTAGTTAACGGGGCGACCATCTTGCTGCAGATGAGAAATGCCTAATAGCTCAGACTCTTCAGGCAAATCTACGTCGTAGCGCTCAACACCCTCAACCACGTAAAGATCATTTAATTGCTCTTCCCAGGTCTGAGTTTCTCGGCAAAACTTTGTAGCGACTCGCCTGATAGTGTCTTCAATCATTGGCTCAGGACAGCCAGGAACGTGCGGGAGAATATCTTGAATTAAATCACTCCAATTCATCGACTAGCCCTCTTTGGTGACTGCTCAGGATGGAACTGCTGTTTTGTTTGCTTGCGGCCAGTAATCAGTCCAACAGCTAGTTGCTGGTAGCTTGAGGCTTTGGCAAAGTCTTGCGTTCCGGTTGTCTTAGAGAAGCATCGAGCAAGCACCAGGTAATAAAGCGAGGTGTCATATATGTCTGAAAGGGTTAACTCGTCACTTACATCGGTGACAGCATCCGGAGACGCACCAAACACAATACGAACATAACCAGGCGTGGCCGGTTGCGCGGGGTAAACTTCAAATTTGGTAGGGTCTCGATCATCAAACATATAATGCCGAGTGTTTGAGTTTTCTGCCTCAGTTCGCCAGTTTGGTCGGCAAGCCTGAAGCACTTCCTTGTCTATCTGTGAAATAGACTTCCCTGGTGTGGCTCCGTCGCCGCCCATATTGGCAACAATGTCCACCAGAATAACGCCGTTAGCTGGCAAGCTTTGAAACGACCCCTGAACCAATTGAACCGATTCATTGAGTGTATAAGCGCTTGGCTTCAGCAAAACTACTTCACGCTGCGCGTCAGTTAGATACTCAAGCAGCTCTGCCTCAGCCCACCTCGCCCCAGCTTCATCAAATAGCGTTTTACTTACTCTGCTTAGTACTTCGCCAGCTATCGTCATTTAGCCTTCCTCTTCGAGCTTTTTAACCTGCTCTCGGATTTGTGGCACTGTTAAGTCGTCTTCGATCTGAATGCCGTGAGCATCCATCGCGTACTTAATCAGCTCGCTCTTAGTGGCGCGACTAATAATGATACCGTTTTCACTGGAAGCGCCCGACGGTTCCTGTTCCTGAGCTTGTGCAAACTCAGACTCGTCGTCATAGGGTTCCATATCTTTGTTTTTCAAAAGCCCTTTGTTGTAAGGGAAAATGGCTTTCGTCTTTCGATTGATTAGCTTTTTCATTGAAATGTCCTCATAAAAAAGGCCACTGCAATCGGTGGCCTTTTTCGGTTTCGGTAACTAAGCGAAGTGCCTAGCCTCGTATGCCGTACATATGAACCAGTGACTCAGGCTTCACAACTTCATAACCGAAGACGTTCAATCCACGCATCAAATCACCAAAGCGATTCGGGTTACGTAGTGTTTCCATCTTGGTCATTTGGCTTGCGAAGGTAAGTCCAGACTTGTGACCAGCAAGCATGTGGAATGCGTTGCTGCCGGTTTCATCGGTATAAGCAAGAAGGTTGCTGTTGTAGATCGTGAATCGGTCAATCATTCCAAGACGACCATTGCGCAAAATGGACGTACCATCACCCGCAATAGAAGCGTCTTTAAGATCTGACTTTTTCACCATTCCGCATGCCCAAGCAGGCAGAACCAAGAAGCGACCGTCTTCAGGTACGTTCTGCTCATCCAGTACCGTTCCGCAATCCACGATGTAATCGAGAATATTGGCTTTAGTAATAGAAAGCGGAGAACCTGCAGCACCTAGATTGATATTGCCGCTGATCTTACCGGCAGTTGCACCAGTATTTTCTGCTGCAACGCTGCCGTAAATGTCACCAAGGACATCACGGTCAACCGCAATCTTCATTTGCTCAGACGCATCGTTAGACCAGTTGTCCATCAACTTAAGATCGGACTGCTGCGCATCTACATCATCACAAGTGAAGTTAAAGTGCTTACCTTTATCGATAACCAGCTCGATGCTATCGGACTCAGGATTATCGTAAGTAAGGTCTTTGCCTTTCTCGTAATCGTAAATCGCAATATCTGGAGTGGTACGAATATGAACCTTGTCACCGAAAGCCGAAATCTCGCCTTCGTAGTCTGTATTACTGATTGCAGCCAGTACGGTTGCATCGTAAAACTTGACGTTTAATTTAGAGCTCCACAATTCTGGAATGAATCGAGAACCTGGTGCCTGAGCTGACACCGTGCTGTTTGAATAGTTAGGACCGTTAGCTATTGGTAAAGGCATAATAATTTCCTATTGAATTATTAGGCAGTCACAAGCGCGGTCCGGATTGAACCGCTATTAACCTGTAAGCGCCGCATGAATTTGTTGTTCCAATTCGCGCGCTTCTGCTTCCCGTCCTTTCCACAAGCCTTGACGGATCTGTGTTTGCAGATCTTCGTAGTCTTTAGGTGTGTAATTGGGTGTCTGCTTTACAGCTGCTCGTTTCTCCTTTTTCGGAGGCGAGACGTGTTCTTCGAGAGTTTTCTGGGAGGCTTTGCGCGTTTGTTTTTGTTCGTGCCGGAATTGCTGAGCAAGTAACAAAACCTTGGTAGCGTTTAACGAATCGCCTGCCTGGTTGAGAGTGTCTTGATAGGTAAGACCGGTGCTTGAATCTGATCCTTGTAGCCACTTGTGCCACTCAGGATTTGCATTCATCGCATCAAAGTCTGGGATTTCCGCATAGATAGCAGACCAAAAACGATTCGCTGCTTCGTCACTGTTCTCATCTTGTTCTTGTTTGGGTCGCTGGGATTCCAGCTTTTCCTGAACGAGTGTCTGAGCGAAGTCGCTTAGCGCTTCTGTTGCGTCATCACCTATTTCTAGCTTGAGTCGGTCAGTTGCGTCGCTCAACTTGGCATTGGCAGTCTCGGCTGTTTTTTCTGCGGCTGCTTTAGCTTGCTGTGCTTTGGATAACTGCTGCTTCAAAGCTCGATTTTCTTCATTTGTACGCACCACTTCGGCACGGTATTTACCCTGCAAAGTTTGGTGTGCAGCTAGAAGCTTTCGATACTTCTCGTCAATCGACTCACTCTCTGGCTCTGCGTGTCCGTCCTCTTCAGGTTCGGGCGCAGTGGCTCTGTCTTCGTTTTCTACTTCAGTTGTTTCTTCAACATGCTTTGGTTCTTCCTGGGCGACTTCCTCAGTTGCTTCTTCGGTTGTCGTTTCCTGGTTCTCGTACATGCGCTTTTGCATTTCCTCAGCTTGTTTAAGCTGGTCTTGCACGGCTTTTGGTGCTGTCATGGTTGCGGCCCTCCTGGGGTATCGCTGGGTTTACTGCTTCTTGGCCTGTGACGCAGGTATCAAAAAGCAGGCATAAAAAAACCGACTCTAGGTCGGCTTTCATTGGTAACGCTGGTCGTCTGCAGACGGTATCAGCGCCTTTGTTTATCTATAATCTTTCGAGCATCATTGGCGAGCTTGAGAATTTCACTAAGGTCTTTCGCTGAACCTTGCGCCCCTCTCATTCGCGCCTCGTCTTGCTCTGTCATTAACTCTCCAAGCGTTTCTTCCAGGCTTTCAGTTAGCCATTCCTTAACGCGAGCAAAGTTTGTGTCGTTTTCTAAAATGGAAAGGGATTCAAGCTGAATTGCGCTAGGCTTTTTGATCATTGGTTTACTTCCCTATTCTGGTTCTCTGCTTGGATCTGGCTCTGCCTATGGGCAAGCTCTTCATCTGTTGGAATAAAGTCTGCACTTACATCAACACCCTGCATCGTCTTGCGAAGCAGCTCTGCGCGGCCCTCAATGCCGATGATCGACATATCAATTTCGTTACCAGTTTGAGCAAGCAGTTCTTGAATTCTCATTTGGTTCTGCTCTTTAGCGACAAGAGATAACGCACCACGAGCAATAACCTGAGCATCACCCTTAATCGACTGATCCTCATGCCAAAGCATGTTGTGAACGTAAAACCGATAGATTGCTGAAGAAATAATGCCAGAATCGATGTGCTTAACCACGTTCTTGATAGACTTACTTGCAGCGTTCATAAGCATTGATAAACCAGAAGCCGTTTTGCCTGCCCCGCCAACTGACGAACCAACACCATAGCTATAAGCAGGAATGCCGGAATACTCATCTGCTAAGCTTGAGAACTCCTTGAAAACAGCCATTAGCGCATCAGTATTCGGGTTTGGCTGAAAGAATTCGATAGGAGGTCTTGAGCCAGACTGCCCTTTGCTGAAATCAAGCTGCCAGATTTTCCAAGGGTACATTTGCTCAATCTCTTCACCTGGTAACAAGCTGCCAGTATTCACTGCGACTTGCGGCCCCGAGCTAATCCCCATATTTGCAACTAATGCTCTTGCTGCTGCATTACAAACAGACTGGCAATCACGAATTAGATCTGGAACACCCTGCCCCCAAAATGAACCTGGAATCTCTTCAAAGCAGGCTTTCGAGTATGGCTTATCACCAAGAGGATCTGGATTAAGGCGAACACAAATAACGTGACTGCCGATCATGACAGCCATCACGTCATACATTGCATCAGGATCAGGTATTTCCAGCTCTGTCTTTCCCCAATCTAAAAGCTTTTTACCTTGAACGGAGCCCCAGAATTCCATTGCTTCAATGGTTTTCTCATCAGTAGATGAGCCGTTGCTGTGACCTCTCGCCTTGTATCGAGCTGAGCGTAGGCTTTCACGAGTCCAATTAGCCAAACCTGAATACTGGTGTTCTTGCATGACTGCGCGAATTTCATCTTCATCGTACCCAGGCAAGCCAATCAGATTAAAAATGTCATCGGCGGTATAGTCGTGTATCTCAATACAGTCACCGTCGTTCGGGTCGGTTATTCCTGGAGCCGGATAGAATGAAAAAGGATCGACTCGTTCTACTTCAGGCTGAATATCTTCCCCAACCGTCAAGCCTCCCTCTTCTTGAGACCACTTCATTTTCTTTTTACGACGCAATACAGGAGCTTTCATAATCGCAGCAGGGAAATCAACAATGTCAGAGAGCACGTCATTGAATGCCTTTTCCCAGCCACCTTCGCTTAACTGATCTTCAATCACCTCAGTCATTGCGTTAATGCGCTGTTCGCCTTGAGCCTTCAGCTTCTCCTTGATCTTACCTTCCATTGAAGAAACGGCTTGTTGTATCTGGTCTTGGCTAACGGGCTGGCCGGTTGCCTGCATTGCCTGTATCGCTTGGCGTTGAATTTCCTGCATCAACTGAAATTTCATTTCCGGAGGAAGGCTTGGTATTTTTGTTTGCTTCAATGACCAAGGCTTATCACCGGCAGGCATCAGCACATCACGAATCCAGGACTTTGCTGCACGACACTTAACTGAAGTGATCTGCATGTAAATCAATGGCAAACCACTTGCTTTAATCTCTTCAGCCTTTGTGTCACTGTATTGACCCGCAATTTGCCGTACATTCTCAAGCATCTGCTCTTCAATAGGCTGCTTGTGACGATAAGCTACCTCCCAAAATGCTTTGATATGAGCCGCTAAACTTGAAACAACTTGTGCATGGGCTCGCTCTTCTGCATCGACCTGCGCTTTCGCTTCTGCAGCCTCTTCCTGAATCATCTGCGAGTTAGACTTAACAATCATTAAACCCTGGTTCTGCATCAATTAACCCTCTACACGATAATGATTGTTGATTCTTGACGCTCTTTCCTTCGAGCCTCAATCGTCGTTAGAATGTTAGCGAGCATTCCATTAATGTACTCTTCGCTCGTTTGGTTAATGTCATAATCAACCTCGATCACAAGCTTGTCCGGAGTCATTAAATTAAAACGCAGTCTAGGCTCAGTCTTGTGATACTTAACCTCTACGCCGTCGTCGTTTGCTAGTCGAGCCAGCAACGCTTTTAATGCGTCTGCAAGGTCTTTAACGTGATCACCTGTCATTATGTCCATGCTCCTAAACTTTTGTTCTTAACTCGTCTTGCTGTAACTTTTTGCCCTGAAGACATGGCTCGTGCAATTCGATCACTATCAGCCATTGTCATAACCAAGGCAGTTGCCACATCGGGAGAGCAATTGATTCTTTTCTTGATGCTTTCAGTGCTTTCAACCTGCTTCTGCATTTTTGAGTTGTAGCCGTATTCCGGCGCTGTTAACTCGTAATCCAGCTCTTTGTAATCAGGTATGGAAGCGTCTTCTAACCATTTAGCAGTGCGACCCCATAACTCGGATCGGCAATTGAAATACTCTCTTGGATCTTCTGCAGCTGCTGCGCTCTGAACATCGACCACCGGCACACCAAGCTCTTCAAGTCGGTCTACTACGCCAGCACCAACACCAATACCGTCAACACAAACAGCGTCAGCACGATGTTCTTTCCAGGCTTCAAAGACTTTCGCTGCGAGCTGCATGGTGGAAAGTTCTCTGAATTCCTCAGGAGACCAAGCATGCGGCCCCTGACGACGTATAATGACAGAGCGATCATCACCAAAGCGTGCAACGTCAACACCAATAATAAGCGGGTAACGCTGGTAGACTCTTTTCGGGATTGTTCTAAGTCTGGCATTCTCAACGACCTCTTCGCTTATTAGCTGACTGCTTGATGCTCTTGGGAACATTCCTTTTACGCGAACGCGAAAGAAATCTGAGTCTTCGCCGTAATCGTCTTTCCATTGCTCTATCTCTGCCTTGTTGGTCATTCGACATGAGCGGGAGTCAATCTTTCGATTATTCCAACGATGTCGCATTGCTCTAAAGCATTCACGGAACCGGCCAGTGTTTCGAACTGGGTTCCCGTAGACGAACCAGAAAGCTCCAGGAGTGGTCATTGCCCCTTCTGTTACTTCCCAGATAATGTCTGCAATCGTACTGGCCTCGTCAAAGATCACTAAAACGTGCTCAGCGTGAAGGCCAGCAAAGGCATCTGAATTATGTTCTGACCAAGGCACAGCAGAAACGCCCCAGGTTTCAGGGCTTTCTAATGCAAAGAATCTTGTTGCGGTCCATTTGAACCAATGGCTATTTAGTGCTCGCTTATGCCAAACACTCAGCTCTCGCCAGGTAGTGTTAGTAAGCTGTGCCTGTGTACCTGCAGTGATTCGACCGGCGCAATGAGGTCTAGTACTGATAAACCAGAGAATAATCCAAGCTGTCTCTGCGCTTTTTCCGATGCCATGACCTGAAGTGGTTGCATCTCTTAGCGCAATTTCTTTGCCGTTGCGAATATGGTCACGAACATCATTGAGTTGCTGACATTGCCACTCATCCGGCCCGTCTGGAAACTTTTCTAATGCAGTCCCTTTTTGGCCCCAAGGAAAAACCAACATTACAAATCTTAGAGGATCATCCCAGCACTTAGCGATTTCGGTACGTAATACTTTCTCGTCCTCAGCGTCTATGTACTGTGAGTTATTCACTCAGGTTTCGCGCCCTCTTAATGCCAGCCTCTAGTGCTGCTGCTAATGATGTGTTTTGCTGCTCATTATCTTGCTGATATAGGCCAAGGTGACGCATTAGCTTTTCTAGCGCCTGGTTCTTATCATTTACTTTGTATTCAACTACGCTGCTCTCTTCGCCAGTTTTGACAGTCTTTATGCTTGAAATTGCTGCTGCGGTAGCGTCATCAAGTTCAGAAATCTGTTTGGGTTGACCGTCATCATTGAATAGCTTTCGAGGGTCAAATAAGGCGATTGCCGCAACTTCTTTCAGCACTCGATCTTCGTTAAAATCAGCTCTTTTTGCTGACTCCTGCGCCAGCTCTGCAAGTCGCTTAGCCGTATACTCGTGATGAAGCGCGTCGTGTGACATGCGCCTTGCTGTCGCCTCTGATTGCTTCGGGTATACATGCCTAAAACTTGCATACCAGCTGTTCCGCAAGCCGTCTGGCCCGCCGCGATAAAGATCAATTACTTGATCAATTTTCAGCTGTCTCGTTTTGCTTAGCCTGGGCGAGTTATTGCCCCGAATCTTCTCTCTAGCCACTAAAGCACCCGATCAATAACGACGACACGCATTAGGAACTTAGCTGTTCGATAGCCTGCCGTGATAATCGTTAGCTCAACAGGGTAAGCTCTGCCTGACGTGCCATGCTCGCCACCTGAGAGCCACACCTTGACTCGGCTTGTACCAGGAATAATGCCTGAACCAACCACCTCCAAATAGTCACTGTTAGTATCAATGCTGAAATTACCTTCAGGAAGTGTGTCATTCTCTGCTGCAAGCACTTCAGTTAGATCGAAGTCGTAATCAAGAACTTCGTCAGGCTGCTTTGTAAAAATGGCCTCACCCATTTCGATACGACTTGCTCTTGAAGCGACGAAAGTTCTTGTATCCGGAGCGTTTGAAACGGTCGGATAAATAATCGCTGCAACAACTGTAACGGTTCTTGTAACGCTACCTACGTTACCTGCCGCATCGGTGGCAGTGTAAGTTAGCTCATAGCTTCCAGGAATTGCGGCATTGACCGATCCAGATACAGAAACGCTGCCGGTTATATCGCCGTCAGTATCGTCGACTGCAGAATAACCAGGCTCGACCCAAGCATCACCTTCGCTTAGAAGAATGTTGCCCCCAACCAGTGATATTACCGGTGACTGCGCATCTTGCTGGACTGCTTCAACCACTGTAACGATACGAGTCGCAACAGCTACATTGCCTGCTGCATCCGTTGCAGTGTATGTGAGCGTATGAGGGCCAAGCACGTCTTCATCGACCGCGCCAGTAACGACAACACCAGTGACCGAGATATCACCATCAGCGTTATCAATAGCACTGTAGCCTAGCTCTACCCAAGGCGTACCTTGCTCAATTGAAACATTACCGCCGGTCAGCGTAATTACAGGAGCAACCGAATCGACAAGAGTTGTTGATGTAAACGTAGCCGCTACACCTCCAACCGTTAACGTAGTGCTAACGCCTGTATTGTATGTCGCTGCTGTAGTATGCCGAACGCGAAGCTGATAGTTCAGACGTACATTCTGGCCAGTTGACGACCATGCGCCCCAAGTAGCGCCGTTGTCTGTAGATACTGAATATTCACCGTTTGACACCGTGACCGGAATATCAACCCCTGCGTCTACTCCCTGAACTGTTATCGTGCTCGATGTAGCATAAACGGATCGCGCAGCATTACCTTGTGGCACAAACGAAAACGCATCTGGAGTATTATCGATTGCTGGCAGTGTCGTGAAAACTTGACTTGTTGACGCGCCAGGTGAGCCATCTAGCACCGGCCTAATCAATAGCGTGTATTGAGTTTCTTCCGTTAGACCGTTAATGGTTAGCGGAG